CCGGATAGGCCGCCGCCTCGCTGTCGGCCGCGATCGCGCTGGCAACCGCCAGCGACTGCCAGCCGATCACCGGATCGTTCGGATGATCGCCGGCGGCGCCGGACAGGACCAGATTGCGCGAAACGATGATCACGACGGCGCGCCCCCGATCTCACCGGCCCAGCACGATCGTTCCGCCATTCTTCTGATAGTCGATCAGCGCCTCGGCGAGATCGCGCATCGCCAGGCCGGAATACCAGCCCTTGGGATCGAGGCCGCGCACATAGAGCGTCTGGCCCGAACCGGCGGCCGGCTGGCCGGTCGCCGCCGCCGCGCTGGTCGCGCCGGCCGAGGGCATCGGCGCCGGCGTGCCGCCGGCGCCATTCGGCTGCACCGCCTGCAGCGCGGCGATCTGCGCCGCGACGCCGGCCGCGGCGATCGCCGCAAACGCCGCGCCGACCGGCGGGCCGCCCACCGCGCTGCCGGCGGCGTAGGCCGACACGACCGCCTCGTAACCCTTGACCAGCGCGGTCGCCTGCGAAATCGCCTTCATGATCTGGAACGCGGCGCCGCCTTCCTGGCCGATCACCGACGAGATATTCGACATGGCGCTATCGACGATGTTCGCCAGCGACGAATATTGCCGCGCCTGCAACTGCACCAGGTCGAGTGCGTGTTTCTCGGCGAGCTTGCGGCGCAGCTCGGATGCCCGCGTTTCGGTGACCGTGCGGTTGCCTTCGAACTTCGCCAGATCGTCGAGCTGCTTCTGGTGCTTGCGCGCCAGAATCTCATCCTCGCCCGCAACGCCTTCCTCGAGCCGCGACCAGATCAGCTCGTTCAGCTCGCGCTGGAACTTGTCCTCGATCTGCATACGCAGGCCGGCGGCCTCGGCCCGCGTCGCGATCTTCTGCGCCTCGAATTCCCTGACCTGGCGCAGTTCCTTGTCGCGATGCTCGGCCAGCGCCAGATCCTCGCTGGCGAGCGACGCGCGCAGCGCGGCGAGCTTTTCGTCGAGTTTCTTGCGCTGATCGTCGCTCAGCGGATCGAGCGCCGGCCCGCCCTTGCCGAGCATCTTGTCGCGCGCCACCGCAACCTTCTGGGCGGACTCGGTTGCGCGGGTTTGAATGTCGTCGAAGAAGGCGCCCCACGCCTCGCCGGTCGGCCGCTCGCCGAGCCGTTCCTTGATCTGGGCGACATGATCGCCGGCGGTTGCGAGCGGCGGAATCCAGGTCTTGGTAATGACGATCGCCGCCAGGCGCAGATAGTTGACGACGCCGGTCGTCATCGATCGCGTAAAGCCCTCGACGAACGACGCCCAGCCGAGGCGCATGTCATAGATCGCGCCGAGCAGATCGCCGAAGCCGACAAAGGCGCGGCGCACGACCGACCGGATCACTTCGCCGAAGCCGCCGCTTTCACGGGCCGCGGCGACGAAGCGATCGGCGACATCCTTGATCACCGGCGCGAGCGTGACCGCCAGTTGATTGCCGATGCCGGTCAGCACCAGGCGCGCTGTGGTCCAGGCGTCATTGGCTTGCTCGATCTTGACGGCGTCGATCCGCGACGTGGCGACGCCGAAATCGCGCACATCCTTGGCGGCGGCGCGGATCGCATCGCCGCCTTCTTCGAACAGGCTCAGCAACTCCTGGCCGCGCACGCCGAACTGGCGAAGCACGTCGGCTTGCTGCGCCGTGGTGTAGCCCAGCTCGGTCATGCGGTCGGCGATCGTCGCCAGCCGGTCGGCCGTCCCCATCTGCAGCAGCTTGCCGGCTTCCAGGCCGAGACGCCGCAACGCGTCGTGCGCCGGCCCGGCGCCGGTGCGTGCCGCCTCGGCGAGCCGCTGATTGAGCTTGCCCGAGCTGGTCGCCAGCGCCTCGACCGGCACGCCGGCGAGATCGGCGGCATATTGCAGGGTCTGCACGTTCTCGACAGTATCGGCGAGCCGGTGCGCCAGTTTCGACTGCGCGTCGATCGTCGACATCGACGACACGGTCAGGGCCACCAGCGATGCCGCCGCGGCAGCACCGGCCGCCGCGATGCCGGCGAACGCCGCCTTTTCCAGCTTGTTGCCGAACGACGCCAGGCCCTTGCCGGTCTGCGCCAGCAGCTTGTCCAAATCCTTGGAGTCGCCGCCGATCAGGATGCGCAGCTTGCCGATCACACTGCCGATCATGTGCGCACCCTCCCCGTCACGTCAGCCGGTCGAACGTCGCCCGATAGAGCCGGTCGACCTCATCCTCGGTCATGCCGGCATAGGACTTCGCCGGCGTGCGCGCCTCGACCAGCCACCAGAATTCGGCCGGCGACAGCGACCAGAAATCCTTTGGCCGCATGCCCCAGGTGACGACCGCTAGCTTGTACGCTTCCCTGACGAACTCGCCGCGGCCCTGCGCGCTCGCCGGTTGGGCTTTCCCAGGGGCGGCGCCCCATCGCGCTTGGGCGGCAGCATCAATGCCATGAGCCCGGCGACCGCCGCCGCAATCACATCGGCGCGCTTACCCTCGGTCATCATCGTCCGGTAGATCACCGCGGCGTCGACCTCGGCGCCGGCATATTGCAGCACCGACGCATAGGCATTGGCGACCGTGGCGAACGGGATCGAGCCGCGATTCTTGGCGACGTTCAGCAGCTCGCCGAACGTGGCATGCTGCTCGATCCTGGCGATCGCGCCCATGACCTGGTCGGCCCTGATCGAATAACGCCGCCCATCCCATTCGAGGTGAACGTCGTCGAAGACCGCATGCCCGGTCATGCCGGCACCGCGGCCCCGCCGATGATGAAGCCGCGGCCCATGTTGAGGATCGCCGCGGTGCGGGCGACGCCGATCACGACCGGATAGTCGCCGGCCTCCAGATCGCCTTCCGGCATGATGCCGCCGGGCGTGTCCGACAGCACGTAAATCTCGCCGACCGTCAGCGTGGCGCCGATCGTGATCAGGCCCTCCGTCTGCACCGCCAGCGGCTGGCCGTCGGATGCGCCGTGGAGCGCGATGCCGGCCGGCTCGCGCACCGCCTGGGTGGCGGAATCGGAATCCGCCTTCATGAACTTGCGCGTCGTGGCGTCGCGATAGACCGGCTGGCCGGCCGTGATGGTCTCGCCGGCGAGGCCGCGGATGATTTTTGCATCGCTGCCCGGAACGACGTTGGCCGCCGTCACAGAAAGATCGGTCATGGGATTGCCCTCTCGATTGTTTGAAACGCCTCACGTCGGCGCAAAATGTCAGACCGCCGTAAACACCACGGCGCCGCTCGACTGCAGCGTCGCCTCGAACGTCTCAGCCTCTTTGTAGGGCTGGCCGTTGTTGTGCGTGGCGAGGTAGAAATCGCCGGCAAGAATGTCCCCGTTGGGATATTCCAGCGTCACCGCGCCGATCCGATCGTCGCTCAGCGCCACCTGTTTCAGCGTGTTACTCTTGGCGATGCCGCTGAGCGTCAGCTCGACGCTCTTTTCGCCCGGCTTGGTCAAGAGCTCGCGCCAGCCGGACGAGTTGCCGTCGCTGACGTCGACCGGCTCGCCGTTGATGTTGACGGCCTTTTCGCGCACGCCGGCGACGGCGACGCCGTTCCACTTCAACACGATATCGCGGCCGAGCGTGCCGGTGCCCTCAGACATGGTGCCTTGCTCCTATGATGACAGGGAAGATGGACGCCGCGCGGGGGCGCGATTTCTCCGGACGGCCGCGGCTATTCGTTCTCGCCGTCGAGCCAGTAGCGCACGCGGTATTCCATGCGCACGACGCCGACGTGATACTTGCCCTCGACCCGCACATCCTGGTCGACTCGCGCGAGCTGCACGTCGAAGGTCAGGCCGTCGAGCGTGGTATCGCGCATGCGCCCATAAACCTCGATCTCGATCTGGTCGAGAATGTCGTCGGGCGGCATCGCGGAATTGACCCGACCGTCGACGATCAGTTGCAGATTGCGGCCGATCGCCGCCGGATTGTCGTCGGCGTGGCGGGCGACGATTTCCTCGATCGTGTAGATCAGCAGCGCCGGCGCATGGCCCGGTTCCAGCGGCCGGGTGCGGCCGACATAGACCCGGCCGGCCGTCGCCGGAAGGCCGGTCAGCAGATCCTCGACCGCATGCCGGATCAGGGTCCGCTTGTGGGTCATGGATGCGCCGCCAGGATCAGCAGCGCCATGCCGGCACCGTCCGGCCGGATTTCCGCGACTCGGTACGTCACCGCCGGATGCGTCTCGGTCGCGGCCAGCGCCAGGGTATCGCCGGCATCGCCGCCCACGGCGCCGGCCGGCAGATCGGCGGCGCGGCAGGTAAAGGTCGGCTGGGTATCGTTCGCGGTCGGCCCGTCGCTGTCGCGCGCGATATCCGACAGGAACGCTTCATTGAAGATTCCGGGGATGCCCGGCGCCGGCGATCCGCCGCTCGGCGTATAGGTCGCGGTTTCGCCGAACGTCCCGGCCGACAGGAAGGCCAGGCGATCGGCCGCGGATTCGACGGGCATGGCGCGCGGGGCTACTTGCCGGGCTTGGCAGCGCCGCGGCCCGCCTGGCGGGCCGCGGCAGCCTTGGCGCGATCGGCCGCGACGCCCTGCTC